CAACAGCAGGCCATCAACACGGCGGTCGCCCAACAGGCGTACTCGGACGGCACCAACGCTGGGATGACCCCCGATCAGGTGGAACAGCTCGTCCAAACCCGCCTGAACGAAAGCCTTCAGCAGATGCAGCAGGCGCAGGTTCAACAGCAGTACGAACGCCAGATCGAGGAAACGCTGACCCAACATGGACTTTCGCCGGACACCCCGCTCGCAACGGCTGCCATTGTGGCCGCCTCCAAGCGACCCGACCTTGACCTCTCCGCAGCCATTCGTGAGGTGGAGGAACAAGTTTTGGCGCAGGCGCAAGCGATAGCGACCCGACGTGCCGAAGCCTCCAACGGGCTGGGCGCACCCATCGTCAACGGTGTCCCCGTCGTTTCTCCGAACGGCCAGCAGATGACACCGCGTGAACGTGCGATGGCTCGTCTGGCACAGAACGGACTCTGACGTAACGTCGGCACAAGGGAAGGCACTCTTTTATCCTTTGAGTGACCGCCGATGTCCCCGTCCAACGGTTTCAGTCTTTTACGTTGGGCGGGGCGATTCCCTTATTTGACAATCGCATGACAGTCGTGTGTAGACTGTGCAAAGAACTGGATAGTTCGCCCACATAGGTACCTCCATCGGATGATGGAAAGAGACAGCCGGACGGCTCAACTCAGATAGGTTCCGATTCCCCCCAATCAGACTCTCTCTCAGAAAGCACCAATCATGGCCGCAACCCTTTCCACAGTCGATGCCATCCTCAAGGATGACTACAAGGAATACCTCGACAACCTCAACGAGGCGAACTTCATCCTCTCGCAGGTCGAAACCCGCAAGGACACCGTCCAGGGTCGAATCGCCCGTCACGCCGTCCACCTCGGACGTTCATCCGGCGTTGGAGCGCGAGCCGAATCCGGCACCCTCCCCACCGCCGCCAACCAGTCGTACGCCACGGTTCCGGTTCCGGTCCGTTACGTTTACGGTCGCATCCAGCTGTCCGGCCCGACCATCAAGCAGGCCGTGACCGACCGTGGTGCTTTCATCGACGCGCTCGACGCCGAAATGGAAGGCATCAAGAAGGATGCGATGAAGGACGTGAACCGCCAGTTGTGGGGAACGTCGAACGGTGTGATCGCCCAATGTGGCACCACCTCGTCGTCCACGACCGTCGTGTTGGCTTCCAGCACCGGTTCCACCGCTCTGCGCCAGTTGTTCTTCGACGGCGGCATGGTGGTCGACATCGGAACGGTCGCTTCGCCGACCACGGTGGCTTCGGCTCGTACCGTCACCTCGGTGGACGAGACCAACAAGACCATCGCCATTTCTGGTGCTGCGGTCACCACCTCGTCGTCGCACTACGTCTTCCGTTCGGGAGCGGGTGGAGCCTCGAGCAACACCGGTCAGCCCGGTGACGGTCAGGTCGAGTTGACCGGTCTCCAGACCATCGTCGACGACACCGCCATCCTTCACACGATCAACCCGTCGAGCCAGCCGAAGTGGAAGGCTTACGTCAACAGCAACAGCGGAACCAACCGTTCGGTCACCGAGTCGCTGATCACCGGTTCGATCATGAAGGTGTTGACCAACTCGGGCAAGAAGCCGCGCCTGTTGGTGTCGGCTGAAGGCGTGAACTTGGCCATCAGCAACCTTCTCCTGAGCCTCAAGCGCAACATGGAGCAGACCCAGTTGAAGGGTGGCTACGCGGGCATCCAGTTCTACAGCCCGTCGGTCTCCGGCAAGGGTGACGAAGCCCCCACGGCCCTCTACGCCGACTTCGACTGCCCGAACAACCGCTTGTACGGCATCAACCCCGAAGTGTTGGTGTTCCACCAGGTGGGCGACGGATTCCAGTTCATGGACCTCGACGGCGCGGTGATGAACCGTAAGCCCGACCAGGATGCCTACGAGGCGACGCTCTATATGTACGGCGAACTCGCCTGCAAGCAGCGCAACGCCCACTTCGTCATCAAGGATCTCACCGAGGTGAGCATCTGACATGGCCGCATCCGTCGCAATTTCCATCGGGCCAGAAGTCCCCGGTACACGCAAAGAAGTGTTCGGTGTCATCACCTTCGACTCGTCGTATCCGACGGGTGGCGAATCGGTGACGCTGGCACAGCTCGGCTTGAACCGGCTTGACTGGCTCGAGTTGAACGCAGGCATCGGCTATCTGCCGACGTGGGACGGTTCCACCAGCGATCCGAAAGTGTTGCTGTACCGTCAGACGGCGGCCACCGGTGCGTTCGTTCAGGTTCCGAACACGACCGACATGAGCGCAACGACTGTTCGGTTCAAGGCAACTGGAGCCTGATCCACCAATCCCCCAAACGTCAGGGCCGGTTGCCGAAAGGTGACCGGCCCTTTCGTCTAGGATGACCACCATGATTCGTGCAGCAGATTTGATGGGCAATGTTGACGGTGGGTCGGAGATGGCTGAGGTGTCGTTCGACGTGTACGACATCGCCAACCGCATCCAACGTGGTGATGAGTCAGGGTGGCGCGGTGACCCGTCTGCTTCCCTGATGTTCAACCCTCTCGCCAACCGGTTTGAGGTGTGGATGGTCGATGCGATGGGAACCCCGTATGTGGCCTGCTCCCATGATCGGTGCGATCACACGCTGATCGTCAAACTGATTGAAGGTGACTGGCAGAAGGGCAAAGCCTTGCACGACGATCTGATGAAGAAGAACAAGGCGGTGCGTGACGCACACGAAACCGCTGAACGTGAGAAAAGGTTGGAGTTGGCTGACAAACTGCATTGGGCGTTGGTGCGCGATGTGGGACACTTGGAAGGCTCCAACCGTCGAATCCACAGCATGAACCAGAAAGGCAAGTAATGGCGTCGTACACCGTGAACAAGGCGAAACACGCCGTCTTGACCCCCGATACGGTGGACACGGTGTCGTTCGGTGATTCGGTGTCGTTCGTTATTGTGAGCAACCGCACCACGTCTGGTTCTCCCATCTTCTTCACTTTCGGCGACCCGACCAAAGGTGTGCCAACGCCGACGGTGAACGGAGACGACTGCTATGTGGTGGGCATCGGCATGACCCTCAGCCTGGTGGGCGACGGGACAGCCTCGGACGTGAAACTGATCTCCAACGCCGCGCAGGCGTACAGCGTGATGGTGGTATGACATGAACAGACTCGCTTTGCGTAACGCAGTCAAAGATCGACTGGCAATCAAATCAGACGGCTCTGGCAACAGCCTTGACGGTCTGATCACCGACTCTTTTGTCAACACCAGCCTGAACGACGCTTTGAACCGTGTCAGCATGGAACGCGACTGGTGGTGGCTGGCTTCGACCGCATCGCTGTCGTTCGACACGGTGAACGGTGCCGCCACCCTTCCGTCCGACTTCATGCGAGCCAACGAACTGGTCATCAACTCGTCACCAGCCGAATGGGTTCCGCTCGAGACGTTCCTCGACCCGACATCGGACAACAGCACGTTCGGCTGGACGATCTACGGTAACCAAGCCAAAATCACGCCGATCCCGTCCACGACGACAGCCGGAACCTTGTACTACTTCCGTTCCGAGCCAGCCCTCTCTAGCGACTCGTCGTCACCTTTGATGCCGGTCGTCTACCATTCGGTGATCGTCGCCTACGCTTCGCATCTGTGCGCCGCTCGACGCCAAGACGAACAGCGAGCTTCCCTCTACCTGCAAGAGTACGGCACGTTCCTGAAGTCCATGAACGACGACAACCGGACGACCATCAAGAGGCGAATCAAGTTCACACGCGCCCGCGACTACGCCACCTGGGAGTAGCCGATGGCCTCCTTCCAGATCGTTTACGACGACTTCTCCGGCGGTCAGTACATGGGGCCACGCTCCACCAACTGGCCAAAGAACACTTGGTTCGGCCAGAATGCTATTGCCCTACCGAACGGTCGGCTGTGTCCGGTCGGGTATGAGCAATGCGGAGCCAACGGTGGCGTCACAAGCGCAACTGGAGCCAAGATCATGGACTCTTGGACTGTTGGTGCAAACAACTATTCGTTCGTCATCTGGTCTGGCACAACGTCCAAGATGTGCCGAATTACGTCCGTCAACTACGGCCCCGGTTTCCCCATCACGACAACCGACACCAGCCTGACCGGCACCATCGGCGGCAAAGTTGCTTACGTTCCGAACGAAGCAAAGTTCTACTACGTCAACACCAACTCAGGTACTTTCGGGTACATCCGCAGCGTGACAACAGCCGGAACCGGCGCGAGCGTCTCAACCGCTCTCGGAACCGGAACTGGCATCACGAACCTTGCGCTTTATGGCTACCGTCTTGTGGCGTGGGGGCCGACAACCAAACGCCTCTACTACTCGGACACCGCACTCACCGGCTGGTCAACAAGCCAGTATTACGAGTTCAACGGGCAGATTCTGAACGTCCTCCCTCGAACAAACGACCTGCTTGTCATCTGCGACACCGGCGTGTACAGCGTCGTTGGTGTCCTCGGCTCAAGCGTCACGATCCAGTTGATCGTGCCAGCACAGAACGTCACCGAAGGCATGCGTGATGCGACCGTCGTCGGACGCAACGTGTACTTCCTAGATCAGCAACGCTCTGGTTCGTTGGACGGCAACATCTACCAGTTGCTCGGTTCAAGTGTTCAGGCAATAGCCACGATGAATCTGGACGATGTCAATGATGCTGACGATGGTTATGAAAAGGGTCGTATTCAAGCCATCGCTGACGGTCGACTGGCTGTCGTATTGCGAAGCGGAGTCGTGTATTCGCAAACATCTCACGGGCGTTGGGCGCGAACCAACATTTCTTACGATCCGACCGATACTGGTGAAACCAATCAGATCGTTATTGCTCGCCCCGGCCCCGAATCGCAGAACGAATATTTCATCGTCGGCATGGTTCAAGACGACACAAAGTTCCCGATCAAATGGTATCGAGCGATCAATAACGTGATCACGGGAACAAATACGGACGAAGACTTCATCTTCACCGGCTCGGCGAGCGTCTCAACAAATGTTCCGACCGCCGAAGTTGAACTGTCCGAATACTGGCATCAGAAGCCGTTCACCGTCAAAGAAGTGCTGGTTGAATGGGCAAACGCAGGTAACGGCACACCGGTCGTTGCGGTCACTATGAAGCCAACCGGCCTGGTTGATGTCAGTTCAGCGAACTACACACAATCCGATTGGGCGTATGCACAAGAAACCTCAAACGGCGACCTAGTGGTTTCACGTTTCAGAGGCGACGACGCACCGCGAGGGTACGGCATCAAGCCGTTCCTGTCGTTTGATGCTGCCTTGATCAACCGTGTCATCCTGAACTGCGAGGACTGACGTGCCGTTCAACTACACGTTCCGTGGCGACGATATGCCGAGCTTGGCGGCAGAGGTTCGTGACCTGCTCGAGAACCGGGATCGGGAACTGGAGTTGTTTCTGCAACTGGCCGTCAATCCGACCGGTGCTGTTCTACCGTATGCCGGTGCTACAGCCCCGTCGGGCTACCTGCTGTGCGACGGATCAACCTTCAACGGCGACCAATACCCTGAACTTCGAGACTGTCTCGGCGACACCTACGGAGTTCACAGCGGAACCTCGTACTACCTACCGAACCTCAAAGGTCGAGTGCCGGTCGGAAAAGATGCCTCGCAAACCGAGTTTGATGCGATGGGTGAGACTGGCGGTGCAAAGACGCACACCCTGGCACAAACTGAAATGCCGGTTCACACCCACGTTCAGAACGCGCACACACATACTCAAAATGCCCACAACCACCTTGTGTGGATTGATACCGACGACCAGGGAAGCCATCGCCATACCTACGACTACGACAATGTTGGAACAGTTCTTCGCAACAATGCTTCACCAGCATTCAATACTGGCTCAACAGCAACGACAACAACTGGCAACACCAGTTATGCAGGAACGCATCATCACACGGTGTTCGGTTACAGCGTTGACGCAACGGCCACGAACCAAGACACGACCGCAACCAACCAGAACGCAGGCTCCGGTGGGGCGCACAACAACCTTCAGCCTTATGTAG